GATAGTGGTTTCCTTACAGATGAAGAAAAAGAACAACTACTCAAAGATTTAGAATCTACTGCAAAAGAAGTGGTGGATGAACAAGACCATAAAGTTGATGAACTCACTAATGAAATAGAAGAACTCAAACAAAAGGTAAGTAAAAAATGAGTAGATTAGAATACTCAAATCAAATATCACCAAAAAATAAATCATCAAGACCTAACGTTTTCGTTGGGACTGTTATTGATGTTATTACCAATGAAGAGTCAAAGGGAGTATATGACGTAGGATTTGGAGATGGTGAAACAAGAAACTTAAATGAAATCGGTTGGGCTAAAATTAGAAAATTAAATGATTTAACCTCAGCTGTAAATGAATTAAGTTATTTCCCACCATATGATTATACCTTAATAGATTTACCAATAGTTGGTGAGATAGTTGAAATAGTTGATGTTGAGGGAACCCAGTATTATCGAAGAATAACAACTGCAAACCTTAACACAGGTAATGCAAAGGTAGACACTGAAGGAAATTTAGTTCCTGTTAAAGAAAAATCTGGAAAAAATAAATCAACTGATTATAGAACTACTGCACAAACAGGTACTCCTAATTCATCTACAACACAAGATAAAGAAATAAAAAACGAATACTTTGAACCTTCACCAGTAAATCATTTAAGATTATATGAGGGTGATAAAGTTTTACAAACTCGGTTTGGTCAGTCATTAAGATTTAGTGGATTTAACAATCCTGATAATTTATTTGCACCAACTATTATTTTAAGAAATAGACAAGGTGCAAAATCATTTGATGAATTAGAATTATCCCAACCAACTGAAGAAAATTTTGTTGATGATGGTTCTACTATTGCTCTTACAAGTGGTGAATATGAAATAGGTTTTACTGCTGGAACTGTTGATACTCCATTAGAAACAACACCTGTTTACTTAGAAGAACCTGAATTAAAAGGAACAGACCAAATTCTTATCAATAGTGGTAGGATTATCATTTCTTCAAAAGATTCTGAAATGTTATTTTACTCTAAAGGAAATTATGGATTTGTTTCAGATGGTAAATTAACTATTGACAATGGACTCGATGGTGCAGAGATGGACTTTAATGGTGATGTTAGAATGACTACTAATTCTAATAATGTTTATATTCTTGGTGATAGTGGTGAAATTTATTTAAATACAGAAGAACAAACCGAGCCACTAGTTAGAGGAAATACGTTAGTTGAAATACTTAAAGAATTATTGACAGAATTGGCAAAGGAAACACACCCAACTCCAGCCGGACCATCTGGACCACCTGTGAATGCTGCAGCTTATAATGCAATTGCAAATAAATTAGATACTATACTTTCTACTCTTAACTACACAGAATAATGTCACTTCAAGCATTTAAAGCAAATATGTTAAGGTATATGTCAAACCAAGATGGAATTGGTTCTTCTGATGAATTTGCTAGTAAACTTACCAACGAATATGACATTTTAATAAGAAGTGGTTTCCAAACGATTAACAACGTTCCTCTTCAATCTGGTAATAAACAAGGAATGGAAAGTTTATTAAAACTTGCTTGTACAAAAGCAAGTACTATACAAAGTGGTCAGCATAATTTTGTTGATGATGTTGGTCTTGGTATTGTAAACTATTGGTTGGGTGCAAGTTTAATGATTGGAATACCTCCTATAATTCCTGCAATAGGTTCAATTCAAAATATAACCACAACAAGTGCATCAGTAATAAACCCAGGTCAATGGACACCAATAGGAACAACACCACCAAATTTAGATTCTAATATAATTCTCAGTCAATTAATAGCTGGAATACAATCACATTTACCAAAGATTCAATTTTTATATAATACAGTTTCTTTATACCCAAGTGTTCCTGTGCCAACTCCTGCACCAGGTATATTACAATCTACGGGTTTCACAGTTCCAGCGTAATTAACCCATAATTTTTTCGTTATATATTTATATTAAGTAAAAGAAAACAAATTAAAAATGGATTCAAAAAAACTAGCAAAATTAATTAAAGTAATCGTAGAAGCTGAAGTTGCTAAGAAACAAGAGCAATTTCTTTCTAAAACATTCCCTAAAATACTAGAGGAAGAAGTAAATCGTAGAGTGAAAAAAGCACTCAACGAGGTGAAGGGAGGTGTCCCATCCTCGCCAGTAGTGGAAGACATTGACCCATTCCAACAAGCTGAAGCAGTTCTACAACAAGAAAGACAACAACCACAAAGACAATTTACCAAGAATGCTGCAATTAATGAGGTTTTAAATCAAACACAACCATTCACCGCGGAACAAAGAAAAGGGACAATGGGAACCAAATCAGTTCTTGATAATTTCCAACAACCACAACAACAAGTACAAGAAAATTATGACCAAACTGTAACTTTCAATAACCAAGGTGCTCAAATGGGAGTTGAAGGAATGAGAGCAAATATGGCAGCACAGATGGGATACGGAGATATGCCTGGTGTGGGTGGTACACGAAAAACAGGTTTAGGAGTTCAAACAGGATTACCTGGTTTAGATAGAATTTTAAACAGAGATAACTCTGAATTGGTTAAAAAGTTTAAGAGGTAATAGATGGCATTTATTCTTGACAAAAAAGTAGTAAAGGATACTGAGGAGTTTAATAACTTTGCATATGGTATTACACTTCCTGTCAAGAGAGGTAACACAGGATATTTTGAACAGGCTTTTTCATCATATGAACAAGCAAAGTCAAACCTTAAAAACCTACTTTTAACTCGTAAGGGTGAACGATTAATGCAACCCAATTTTGGTTCTGGTTTACACGAACTTTTATTTGAACAAGCTGATGATAGATTAGAACAGCGATTAGAAGAAGAAATTACAAACACGGTAAACTTTTGGTTACCATATATTGAAATAAGTGAAATCGAGGTTACTATGACAGATGAGATGAAAGATAGAAATCAAGTTGATATGAAAGTTGTCTTTACTGTTGGTAACACTTTTGAACCACAAGAAATAACATTTACGGTAGAGGGGTAAAAAATGGCCTTAAATAATTTAGTAAGAAAGGTAAATAACGGAAGAGATATAAAGTATCTTAACAAAGATTTTTCTCAATTTAGACAAAATCTAATTGAGTATGCTAAAACATACTTCCCACAAACCTATTCTGATTTTAATGAATCTTCACCTGGAATGATGTTTATAGAGATGGCATCATATCTTGGTGATGTTATGTCTTACTATGTTGATGATTCCCTTAAAGAATCATTTATGGCATATGCAGAAGATAAACAATCTGTAATTGCCCTCTCTGAATACTTAGGATACAAACCAAAAGTAACTTCACCTGCAATTGCTAAATTAGCAGTTTATCAAACCATTCCATCTACACGAGATAATGATGGAAACTATATTCCAGATTCTAGATTTTATTTACGAATTAAAGAAGAAATGGAAGTAAGGTCTTCTGATACAGGAACTTTATTTAGAACAACTGAACTTGTTGACTTTTCAGTAGCTGACGAACGTGAAATTTCAAGATATGATAATGATACTGATGGGTCACCAATTTATTTGGTAAAAAAATATGTAAATTGTATTTCTGCTGAATTAAGAACCTTAACTACAAATTTTGGAACAACACCACAAGAATTTTCAACTGTAAATTTAGGCGACACAAATGTGATTGACATTTATGATGTTCGTGATTCGAATGGAAATAAATGGTATCACGTTCCTTATCTTGCACAAGAAATGGTATATGTTGATTATCCAGCTGACGAATATAATGATATTGATTTAAATTCAGTTAATGGTGCACCATCAAGAGTTTTAAAACTTATAAAGACATCACGAAGGTTCACAACAAAGATTAATGAAGATAATACTACTTCAATTGTATTTGGAGGTGGAACTGCAACAAATGATGAAACTCTTATACCAAACTTTAAAAATGTAGGATTAGGACTTCCATCATCAATCGATAGATTGGGTGCATCATTTGACCCATCTGATTTTTTAAAGACAACTTCTTATGGACAGGCACCAACTGGTGAGTTTACTATTTCATATTTAGTCGGTGGTGGTGTTGCCTCTAATGTAGCCACAGAACAACTTATTCAAGTAGAAAGTATAGAGTTTGATGAAGATATTTCTGTATTTACACCTGATGAATTAAGAACGTATAATAGTACAAAATCTTCAGTTGCATGTGATAACGAAGAACCTGCAAGAGGAGGTAGGGGTGCAGAAACAATTGAAGAAATAAGACAAAATGCATTAGGAAACTTTGGTTCTCAGAACCGTGCTGTAACTCGTAAGGATTATGAAATAAGAACTTTATCACTTCCAGCAAAGTATGGTTCAGTTTCAAAAGCATTTTGTGCACCTGATGGCCAACTTGACAATAACTCACCTTCATCTATTTTAAACAGTCCTGATTCACTTGAAGAATTCACAGGTTTAGTAGAGTCTTTAAAAGAAGGAAATCGAACAGAACAAGAAATCAGAGAAGAAGTTATTAGATTCTTAAAAGGAAAACAAAGTGATGTAAGTGAAAAAAACAATCCATTTGCAGTAAATTTATATGTCCTTGGATATGATGCTGACAAAAAATTAGCAACATTAAATCGTGCCGTAAAAGAAAACTTAAAAACTTACTTACAAGAACATCGAGTGTTAACTGATGGTATTAATATAATTGATGGGTTTGTTATTAACATTGGAGTTGAATATGAAATTCGTGTCTTTGGTGGATACAACAAACGAGAAGTATTAACTAAAGTTCAACAAGAACTCGCAACTTACTTTAA